CCACCGAAGAAAACGCGGTTCTTGGGGTCAAGAACGCGGTTTTGGAGCACGTCGCCGCAAATCTGACGGAATCTGCCGGGGCCAACCGTTGGGTACGGGCGAATTCGGAACGTTTCCTGCGCGACCTCGAGCGATCCGATGTCGTTATGGACTGGGACGAGGTCGCCCGCGTGGTCGATTTTGTCCGCCGGTGCGGCCTGGTGGGCGACTACGACGGGCAACCGTTCGAGCTGGCACCATGGCAACTTTGGCTGGTGGCTTGCCTGTGGGGTTGGAAACGCGCCGACACGGGCCTCCGCCGCACCTCGTTTGCCGTCGTCCAGGTCGGGAAGGGCAACGGCAAGACGACCCTGATGGCGGCCCTTGGGCTGTACGACCTCACCCTCGGCCGCGGGCGGGAGGTCTACGTACTGGCGAACAAGGCGGAGCAAGCGCTCAAGTGCGTCAACACCGCCCGCAGGATGTGCGAGCGGGTGGGTCTATCAGACTCTGTGAAATACAACTCGATTCGGGTCGACGAGACGGACAGCAAGTTTGCTCCGTTGACCTACTCGGAACGCAGCCTCGATGGGCTCAACCCGTCGCTCTGGATCGCCGACGAGGCGGCCGAGTTCCGAGGGCGGGCGGCCGCCAAGCTTGCCATGGGAACGGCGAAACGCCGCGAGGGGCTCGGGGTCATCATCTCGACCCCGGGCAACGGCGAGGGCTACTGGTTCGACGAACAGGTCAGGATGTGCCAGCAAGTCCTGGACGGCAGCAACGACCTCGACCACGTGCAGCCGTTCCTGTACGGGATCGACGAGGACGACGACCCCGACGACCAGGACGCGTGGATCAAGGCCAACCCGGGCATGCCGGTCGACCAGCCAGGATTGATCACCCTCAAGAACGCTTGGGCCGAGTGCCAAGTTTCCAAGACGCGCCAGCGCGAGTGGCTGCGGTACTACTGCTGCCGGCGCGTCGAGTCGACGGGGACATGGTTGGACATGGCGTTCTGGCCCAACAACCCGCCGCACACCCTTGAGCAGTACGCCGGTCGTCCGGCCTACCTCGGTCTCGACCTATCCAAATCGCGGGACCTTACCGCCCTGGTGGCCGCGATTCCGTTGGAAAACGGGCAGATCGGGATACTCGGCCGCTACTGGTGGCCTGCCGCCCGCATCCGGCAACGCGAAAAAGAACTAAACATGCCGGTCTCGGAATGGGTCGACAACGGAAAGGTGCTCGTGACCCCGGGCGACGAGATCGACTACCAGGCGGTCCGCGACGAGCTGAACAGGTTCCGTTCGATTCTGGACGTGCGGAAGATTGTCTACGACCGGTACGGGAGCGTTTACCTTCGGCAACAACTGGCCCTGGAGGACGCGGCACCGATCGAGGAGTACCCGCAGTCGATCAAGTTCCTCGGACCGGCTTGCCAGGTCTGGGAAAATTTCTGGGTAGGGCGGCGGTTCGTGTTTGGGGAAGACCCGGTCATGCGGCGTTGCTGTTCCGACGCAATGGTTTGGGCCGACATGTCTGGCAATAAGCGCCCCGTAAAGGCAACGAAATCAGGCGAGGCGCATGTCATCGACGGCTTGATGGCCGGGCTTATGGCGGTACACTGCCTGAGCCTGAACCACGTGACGGCGGTGTCGTCGTACGAGGCTCACGGTCTAGTCTGATCGCGATGGTGCGGCCAGTGGCCGCCCTTGTTCGATCGACTCAAGAACCTCTGGACACGTTCAGCGCCGCCCGCGGCGTACACGTATGGCTATTGGCCGAGTCTTCCGGCCACCACGGCGACAGTGTCTGGCGAAGGCGCGCTCCGCATCTCTGCGTGCTATCGCGCGGTCAACCTGATCGCGGGCGACTTCGCCAGGCTGCCTGCCGAGGTCGACGGTTCGAGCATCGCCGAATACCTGCTCAACGACTCCCCGTCGCGATGGCACACGCAGTACGAGTTCCGCCGCGCCATGCTGACGCAGGCGTTGCTGTACGGCAACGCGTTTGCCTACATCGCCCGCGACGGACGTGGAGCCCCAGCCGAGCTCCAGCTCCTCGGAGCCGGAAGCGTGAGCCTTGAGACCTCAAGGGATGAGCTGTACTACCGGCATGCCGACCTCGGTGCAATTCGCGTCGAGGACGTGTTCCACCTGAAGGCCATCAGCACCGACGGCATGTGGGGCAAGTCGCCCATATCCGTCGCGTCTGACGCGTTCGCTCTGGGAATGAACCTCACGAGCACGGCAAACGCCGTGTTTGCCAACGCGGGCGTCCCGAAAATCGCGTTGATGCATCCGGGCCAGATGTCGCCCGAGGCACAGCAGCGCATCGCGAACAGTTACGCCGAGCGGCACGCGGGCGCGAACAACGCAGGCCGCCCGCTCGTGCTCACCGAAGGCATGAAGGTCGAGACGATCGGCGGATCGCTCGAGGACTCGGTGTTTGTCCAGGCCGCCCAATTCAGCGTCGACGAGATCGCCCGCATATTCGGCGTCCCGAGCGCGTACCTCAACCAGGCCGGCGCGGCCGCCATCAGCGGGCTTGAAGCGTTGATGCGCACCTATGTCGACGGGTGCCTGTCTCACTGGGCGACCCAGTACGGGCAGGAGTTCCGCCGGAAGGTGATGAACGGACTTGGCCAGGTGGTGTGGGATTTCGACCTAGTGCTCCGGCCAACGCTCGCGGAAACCATGGCAGCTCTCCGCACAGGCGTAGAGGCATCAATCATCACGCGCAACGAAGCGCGGGCGTGGCTGGACATGGAGCCGGTCGACGGCGGTGACGAGCTGATCCTTGCAAAGAACATGGGCACCGGTGGCGGCAGCACAAACCTCGGCGACGACACAAGCCAGAGCAACGGGAGCGTCAATGACTTCACGGATTGAGCGCCGATTCGCGCCCGTGCAGGCTTCGGGCTCTACGTTGAGCGGATACGCCGCGAAGTTCGGCGTAGCGAGCTCGCAGATGTGGGGTCCTCGTGGAGCCTTCGTCGAGAAGATCGACGCCAAGGCGTTTGAGCGCTCGCTCCGCGACAGTCGCGACGTCCTGCTCCTCTACAACCACGAGCCAGGGCAACTGCTCGCGAGGACATCCTCGGGCACGCTCAAGGTCGAGACCGACCGCACCGGGCTCGCTTTCGAGGCGACCCTCCCAGACACCACACTCGGCCGCGACGTTCGCACGCTCTTTGAGCGAGGCGACCTCGACGGCCAAATGTCATTCGGGTTCCACGTCCGCCAGGACGAGTGGAACGGCAACACCAGAACACTCCTCGACGTGGACCTCGTCGAGGTTTCCGTCGTCGTAAACGCCGCCTATCCCCAAACGGAAGCGGCGCTCAGGTCCGCGCAAACCGACGCCCGCGTCTACCAGATCGCGGACCGCATCAACAGGAGCATCGAGCTATGCAGGCTGCTGCAATTTCTGGAGAGCTGAACGCTCTCAACAACGAGGAACGCAAGGTCGCTGACAGCGGCTGGAGCGTGGGCGAGCGCGAGGAGCGCCTCGACCGGATCGACGTCCGCATGCGTGAGCTGAACACCATGGTCTTGGACCTGGCTGCGGCCAAGGTCGCCGGCCCGGCCGTTCGTTCCGCCCCGCCCGCGGTGGCGTCGACCCTCGGCGATCCCTACGGCTCGGCCGAGTACCGGTCGGGCTTCTGGAAGTTCTGCCGCACCGGCAACCCGGCCGAGCTGCGTGCTGCCCCGATCACGACCACCAGCTCCAACGTGCCGGTACCGACCGACATGGAGCGGAGCATCGTCGAGCTGTTGTACCAGCCTCTTGCGATGCTCGGCGTCTGCCGTCGCACCGTGATCGATTCGGATCGCACCATCACCGTCGAGGCCGGTCTCCCGACCACGGCGGCCCTCGTGGCCGAGAACCCCGGAAGCGCCGTCACCCTCGGGGAGTCGACGTTCAACAAGGTCGACGTGGCCCCGTTCAAGTTCGTCTGCGCGACGCAGGCGACCTACGAGTATCTCGAGGACGCCGCCGTCACCGGTGGCGGTCAGGAGTTCCTCACCCGTAAGATCGCCAACGCTCTGGCGATCAAGATGGAGGACTACTTCACCACCGGCACCGGCAGCAGCGAGCCGAAGGGCCTCGTGAACTGGGTGGCCGCCGGAAACACGGTCAAGACCGGCGCGACCACCACCGGCCTGACCGGAGCCAACGCGGACAAGATCATCGATCTCGTCCACGCCGTCGCGCCGCAGTACCGGACGGGCAATTTCCGGGTCATGCTCAACGATGCGACGCTGAAGAGCATTCGCACGATGAAGGTGGACGGATCGAGCTACGAGTACCTTTGGAAGCCCGGCACCGCGCAGGACCTCACCGCGGGCGTCCCTGGAACGATCTACGGCGTGCCGTACGTCGTCAACCAGTCGATGCCGAGTTACGTCAGCGGCACGGCAAAGAAGTTCCTCGCGGTCGGCAACTTCGACTACGCGTACATCTTCGAGCGTCCCAACACCTCGGTCATCGTCGATCCGTACAGCAACGCGGGCAAGCAGCTCGTGGCCATGTACATCACCCGGCGAGCCGACTTCGCCGTCGTGAACGCCGACGCATTCGCCATCCTCACCAACGCGGCCTGATGGGCCTTCCTCCAAACCCTGCGGCGGGTAACACCGCCGCCGGGGATTTCCGCACCATCCGCGACGGGCTCGCGCCGGGAAACCGGCGGAGCCTGCTTCCATGCTCTGGCTACCGCTCGACACCGTTCGGCAACACCTCAACGTCGAGGTCAAGGACGACGACGGCAAGCTCGTCCTTTTGATCGAGGCCGCCCGCGCGCACATCGAGCGGGCAACCGGTATCCGTCTCGGTACCGCCACCGAGCACGTATACCGGCGGGACTTCTCCAACACGATCATCCCCGCAAAACCGTTTGGCTCGATCACCCAGGTCGAGTACGAGAAGGACGGTGTTACCACGGTGCTCCCAGCGACGGACTACAAGGTCCGCTACTGGGACGGAAGCCTCCCGATGGTGGTGTTTGACACCACCGCCGCACCGGACGACGGCTCGGTCAAGATCACCTATACCTGCGGCTATGGGTTTGCCGTTCCCCAGGACCTGGTGAACATTGCCCTAGCCCTGATCGCCATGTGGTACAGCAACCGTGAGGCGTACACCCCGCTCGGGATGTCGGCAGTGCCTGGCCAGGACCTCGACGCGCTTGCCGACTACAACATCCGGGAGCGGTTCCGGTGATCCTCGCGGGCCTGCTGACCTCGCGGGCGATCGTCCTCGAGCGGTCATCCGCCCTGGACGCGCTCGGCCGTCCCACCGATTCCTGGTCGCAGACCGGCCTGTTCCGGTGCCAGCTCGAGGACCAGGGCGTCGCGGAAACCGACATCGGGCAGGGACCGGCCATTTCGCGCCGGTTCTTGTTGCGGGCCCGGTGGCTGACGGTGAAGGCGGTGGGCCTCACCGAAAGCCATCGGGTGCAGGTCGGCGACCGACTGCTCAAGATTGTCGGGATCACCGACAAGCTGAACAAGCACCAGGAAGCGGAAATCGACTGCGTGCAGGTGGAGCTGTGATCGAGCAAACCGTTTATGCCCTGCTTTCCGGCAACGCAACGCTCAGCGCGGCGGTCGGAGGCAACATCGCACACGGCCAGCGGTTGCAGGGCGACACCCTGCCCGCGGTCGCGTTCCAGGTGACCGGGGATCAAGCCCTCACCCTTTCGCAAACCCTGCGGCTGGCCTCGGTCACCGTGATGTCAGTCGACGACGACCCGCTCGGGGCCCTCACCGTCGCCGACCTTGTCAAGGCCGCAATGACAACGTCCGGCTCTCTTGTCGGCGGCCACTACGTCCGCATCAACAATTTCATCGGCCGCACCGTGCAGCCTCTCACGCCTGGCGAGGGCGACGAGAACCTCCCGGCGGTGGTCGAGTCGACCTTCGAGGTGTTCTATGTCTAACGCGATTTCCACCACCGCAACCAGCATGAGCTGGAACGCCGTTTCGATCCCTTCCCTCGGCAACGTGCAGGCCACGGCCAGCCGTGAGGTCATCGACGTTACCCCGATCGGTGTTGACTTCCGGTCAAACATCTTCGGCCCCCAAAACTGGACGATCACCGCCGAGGTGTTCCTCAACGAGACCGACCACACGGCGCTCCAGACCGACTGGCAGGCCAAGACCAAGCGGGAGCTGATCATCACGTGGGCCAGCGGATACACCTGGACGGGGGATGCCTACATCACCTCGATCGACGTGACGGCCGGTACCACCGACGCGGTCCGGGCTACCGTGCAATTCCAAAGCCATGGCGAGGCGGTGACGTTCGCATGATCGAGGCGCTCCTCGGCAAGCCCAAAGCGATCACCCTGAACGGTGCGCAGTTTTACCTGTCGCGGCCGACCATGGCAGACATGGTGGCAGCTCAGCACGAGCAGGCAAAGGGCGATGCCGTTTGGTTCCAGCGTTGGATGATCTGGAATCACCTGAGGCGAGCGGATCTCGGGCGCGTGCTGACCAGCCCCGAGGAAGCGGACCGCATCGAGGCCTCCACGGCCATGGAGATACTTCGGGAGATTGACCAGCTGTGGGGTGAAGGCCGGGACTGACGACGGCCGCCCAGGCGACCCTGCGGGGCCTGGTGCGGCAGGTGGAATTGAGCACCCCGCTCGCGGTGGTGCAGGGGCTCGGAGCGACGAATTGGGATGAGGCAAGAAGGTTGATCGAGGCCGCGAAATGCAGACAGACACATTCGGCAAGACAACCCAGTTCCGACGCGGTGCCGTCGCAGTGTCCTTGAACCTGCAGGAACGCGAGTTTGCCGTCATCTACCAACGGCTCGCCAGGCTGGAACAATCGGTCCGGCACAAAGTGTTCCGGAAGGCCATCCGTCGATGGGGCGAGGTCAACGCCCGCAGACTGCGCGACATGACACCGCAGAGCAAAGGCGGGACGGTCAGAACCCGACGGGGCGGCATCAGAGAACCAGGCGGCAACCTGAAACGGGCCGCGACCTACGTCGTCCGCAGCAGGAAGAAAACCCAGCTGTGGGCGGGCGTCGGTTACGACTTCGTCAGGGGTGCGGGCGTCTATACGCCTGCCGGATGGCGGGCCCATTTCACCGAAAACGGGTCGTTCATCAAATCGGCGAAGAAACGCGGCAAAGCCCATCGAATGCTGGCAAGGCTTGGCCCATTGGCGCGTGGAGACGCGTTCCGCCAGGTCGAGGCCTCGGTCAATGAATCCCTCGCGGCGCTGCCGGGCGGTGCGGCATGAGCAAACGCATCGGCACGGTGACGGTCGGGGTTGCCGTCAACACCGACGGCATGGACAAGGGCCTACGCAAGGCCAAGCAGAGGCTGAAGGATTTCGAGGCCAACGTCAAGAAGACAGGCAAGGCGACGGCCGCCCTGGGTGGCGGTGCGTTGGGCGAACGGATGGGCAAGTTCGGCGAGCTGGTCGGGATGTTCGGCGGGCCGATGACGGCCGGAACCGGCAAAATGGTCGCCGCAGGCGCTGCGGTCGCGGGCGTTGTGGGCGCGGCTAGGGCTTTGCAGACCGCGGGCGAATTGCAAATGCGGGCGGCCGAGGCGCTCAAGGCTGGCAAGACGGCCGAGGAACTGCTCAAGGAGAAGCTGATACCAAGCCTGGTCGGTGCCATGGCAAGGAACGCCACGCCCGCAGGCGGGCTCGGAATGGGCGATGCATTCGGAAACGTCCTGGCGGCCACGAGCGGAACGGGTGCCGGTAGCGTGGCCGGGTTCTCAAGGAACGTCGGCGGGTTCTGGGGTTCCATTCTGGGCGACCTGTTTGCCGGACGGCTCGAGGGAATGTGGCAGCGGGCGGGGACCCTTGGGGCCATCGCCGAGAACGCCGACGCCAACATCAACGTCGGCAGCCTGCCCTACATGGAACATATGCGGCTACCGCGGTACCTCGTCGAACAGCAGCAGATCCGCAAGCGGGGGGGGACCTGAATGCCCAACACCTACACCGTCCACGACGTCGGCGAGACGTTCCGCCAGGGCAACCGAGACGAGCCATCCACCGTCACGGAGTTCTACCGTATCTCGGCCGTATCGCCGATCACGGATACCGCGCTCGCGGTGGCCGAAATGCAGGTCGCAAACCAGCTTCCGTACATCGGCGAGCTGTATGTCAGCCCGTTTGCGACGACCGGGCTTCGCGCCAACATGCGGGCGCGTTCGGTGGATGCCAAGAGTCTCCCGGGCGGCAACATGGAGGTCGAGGTCCGGTGGAGCACCCGTTACTGCTGGCGGGACGATTTCGAGACGGCGCTCCTGGTGCCCCGAAAGAACATCAGCTACCGCGAGGTTACGCGAGACGTCTACCGTACTGGTTCGCTCGCGGCGAAGACCTCGACTTCGGACATCGGCGGCAAGTCGGTCGACCTCGGTGGGCGACCAATCCCAAAGCCAAGCTTTCAAGGCTTGGTGTCCATATACGTCCTGATCGACAGCACGCAATCCAGCCTGTCGGGCATCGATAGCAACCTCAAGACGTACATTGGGAAGATCAACTCGGCGACGTTTCTCGGGTATGCGGCGGAGTGCCTGCTCTGCACCGCAGCCGAGCTGGAACACGAGGAGGACGAGTACTTCGTCTTCCGAGCCCAGTTCGCGTACGACCCGGACGACCACTACATCCAGAAGCCCGACATGCTGGCCGACGGGACCATCGAGCTTCGGGACGACGCCACAAACGGCAAAGGCGCGAAAACCGTCAAATGGTTCCGCGACTACGGAACCACCGATTTCAACAACCTTTTCAGCGGCGGTATCGCGGCCTACCTCAAGCATCGTGCCGAGAAGGGCGAGTTCGCGTATCCATGATGACTTCGCGACAAGCTCGGGCGATCCGTGCCGTGTCCGGTCATCCGGCCGAGGTGTCGCGCGTCCTGTACCCACCGGTGCCCGTGCCGGAGCCTCGGGTTATCCTGGCGAAGATCACGAGCAGCACCGCGATTGGCAGCACGACGAATCGATGGTCGTACGGGTGGGAAGAACATTGGTGGGACCCGAGCGCATCACCGGACACGTCGTCGGCAAAAACAGGCGGCCTGACCTCGGTCGAGGCCGGTAGCGCGTACAACATCAACGAGATCGGCAACGACGCAACGACGGCATGCCCTGGCGTCACATTGGCCAACCTGACGGGGACGTTTGCCGTCAAGGCGATCAGCACGTCAACGCGTGTTTTCCTGTTCCGGTTCACGGCGGACGACGGCACGGCCGTTTGGTTGTTCGACAAGGTCAACGCGATCGATGGTGAGTGCCCAGAATGATCCAGTACAACGCAATCATCGACTACAACCACCCCGCGACCACGTCTCTGACGATCAAGCAGAACGGGGCCGCCCGCGACCTCACCGGGCTTACCTTGTCGGTAAGGGTTCGCAGCGTCGAGGACACGGACGCGGCGGTCGTCGTCATAACGCCCACCGCAGCCGTGCCCGCGAGCGGGGTGCTCACCATTCCATGGGGAGGCAGCAAAGCCAGCCTGCCCCAATACGGCGCTTACACGTTGTCAGCCTACAACGGCACGACGTATGAGGAACTGGTTTCCGGCACCTTCACGATGGTCAACAAGCCATGAGCACGATTCTCCCCAACGGAAACTGCGTTGACGTCGAGGTTACCTCGGACAACTCCGCGGTCATCGCCAGCTGCAACACGACGATCACTGGCGGTGCGGGCGGCGTCTCGGACGGCGACAAGGGCGACATTACGGTCAGCGGTTCCGGGGCCACCTGGACGATTGACGCGGGCGTTGTAGGCACCAGCAAGCTCGGTAATGACATCACCACCGCCGGCAAAGCCTTGCTAGACGATGCCGATGCGGCGGCCCAGCGGGCCACCCTCGACATCAGCAGCCACGCCCTGGCGGGCGACGTTCAGGGCACCATCGGGGCCTCGGTCGTG